GCTTGTACGCTTTCCAAGTCGATAGCGGCGCTTGGAATACTTTCACATAGCACGATCCACCATTCGCGGGCCTATGGGTGCAATCGCCACATATGCTCGCATCATCGCCGGTTTTAAGCGCGTCATGCGGTGCTATGTCTTGGCGCAAGATGAACGTCTGTACCATTGCGCCAGTTTTACCGTTCTTGCTAGCCGTATCGATACGGTTTGCAATTACAACGATTGGCGCGCCGTCGATCATTGACGGACCTTCGTATAGGATGACGCCCGCATAGCCTTTTATATTGATCATTGCATTGCCTCATAAATTGCGGTGCCAATAAGCGCGATAAGCGCGGGAATGATTAAGAGCTGATATGAGATGATAAGGTCGATCATGTTAGTTAATCTCATTATATGCGTCAGCAGCTTCAATTTTGGTACGATACGCTTGACCGTGGTATGTCATGTCATTATTGCGTTGAATACGGACAATCCAAGCTTCAGGCCGATCAGAATGACCGTCAAATCCGGCGGGTCTATGAACGATAGAAACGTGAATTTTGTTTCCATAATCGTTAATGAATGATTTACTGATAAGCGTTTTTGGCAAGGACATTTTCTTGTTTCCCCGTTTCCGATGATTTGACATTAAATAAGATATCCGACGGATACAACACACAAAATTGCATGGCAGGGTTGCAAAAAACGCATGGATTTTGGGTGTTTTGGGCGAATAAGCGTGAGTCAAATCGCCTAACGAAAAAAGCATATTGCGTAACGGATTTTTCGTTGTTTTGGGTAGTTTAGATATTAAAAGATATAGACGTATAAAATCAGTTTTATAATATAAGGATATCTTTATGTGTTAATCTGAATCGCTCCGCGCGATTTTTCCGGCGATGACAAACTACCTAAACCGCCTAAACCGCCCTGGCACGATGCAACCCCGCCCTGGCGCAATGCCTCTTAATTTGCCATTGCCTAACTTGCCTAACTTGCCTAAAACAAAACGCTATTTTCGACTTGATATCAAACTACCTAAATTACCTAAAACCGCATGGCATTATTGCTTTACGTTACTGTAACGTAAGCTTACCCAACGGCAAATCAAAAAGCATTCTGCCACCCCCCTAGGGCCCTGACCGACAGGTCAAAAGTTTGGCAGCCCTTAGACAAAATTTTTTTTCTTGATCCAAAACGCACAATAGAATATGTTGCAAAGCATGTTTGAGACACTTCACTACGAACCCAGACAAATCAAAGCCACAGAGACGCGCCTCCAGGCGATCTATGACGCCGCGTATCTCGGGCTCAAAGGTGACAACCTTGCCATCGCGGCGGGAATGATGCCGACTGAGTACCGGCAACTTTGCCAGCTAGATCCAATTGCTGAAATGGCGGAGCTCAAAGGCCGCGCCGACAGCGAGGCGTCCAACTCCCGTGCGCTGCACGCCGCCGCTCAGTCGGGCGACGCCAAGGCGGCGCTGGCGATCTTGCAGCATCGGCATGATTGGACGGCCAAGCAGGAAATCTCGGTTGACGTGTTCCAGAAGATCAGCATCACTCAAGCACTAGCGGACGCCACTGCCCGTGTGATAGAAGGCACCTATGCAAACTCCAATTTACAACTCGAAGGACGAACAGGAACTGATGACGCGGCTTTGGTCGCCGAAGTTAGCAAATGATCCTGAAGCTTTCGTTCTGTTCTCGTTTCCTTGGGGCCAGCCCAACACGCCGTTAGCAAAGTTTGCTGGGCCGCGCAAATGGCAGCGCAAGGTGCTGCGCGAGATCGGCGACCACATCAAAGCCAACAACGGCGTCATCGACATGACGACGATGCGGAAAGCAGTTAGCTCAGGACGTGGCATCGGCAAGTCGGCGCTGGTTAGCTGGTTGATCCTGTGGATGCTATCGACACGCATTGGTTCGACGGTCATCGTGAGCGCCAACTCGGAAGCGCAGCTTCGGTCAGTGACGTGGGGCGAATTGACCAAGTGGACGGCGATGATCATCAACAATCACTGGTGGGAGATCAGCGCGACCAAGCTGATGCCCGCTAAATGGGTATGCGAGCTGGTCGAACGTGACCTGAAAAAAGGCACGCGCTACTGGGCAGCCGAGGGCAAGCTGTGGTCGGAAGAAAACCCCGACAGCTACGCTGGCGCGCATAATCACGACGGCATGATGGTGATCTTCGACGAGGCGAGCGGCATTCCAGACGCCATCTGGTCGGTCGCTGCGGGCTTCTTCACGGAAAACATCTCGGACAGGTATTGGTTCGCGTTCTCCAACCCTCGGCGCAACACGGGGTATTTCTTCGAGACGTTCCACGCAAAGCGTGATTTCTGGTCGTCGTCGCAAGTCGATGCCCGCACGGTCGAGGATACCGACAAGAACCTGTACGCTCAGATCATCTCGGAATATGGTGAGGACAGCCGCGAGGCCCGCGTCGAGGTGTACGGTGAGTTCCCAAGCGAAGGCGACGATCAGTTCATCGCGCCGATGGTCGTGAACGACGCAATGGAGCGACCACGCTACAAGGACGAGACAGCACCCATCGTGCTGGGGATAGACCCCGCACGCGGCGGCGCGGACTCAACCGTGCTGGTGGTAAGGCAAGGCCGCGACATCGTCGCAATCAAACGGTTCCACGGCGAGGACACCATGACCATCGTCGGTCGAGTGATCGAGGCCATCGAAGAGTACAAGCCGACGCTGACGGTAATCGACGAGGGCGGGCTAGGCTACGGCATCCTTGACCGATTGAATGAACAGAGGTACAAGGTAAGAGGAGTAAATTTTGGCTGGAAGGCCAAAAACTCTATTATGTGGGGTAACAAGCGCGCAGAGATATGGGGCGCGATGAGGGACTGGCTTCGAACTGCGTCCATACCGAATGATCGTCAACTAAAGGCGGATTTGGTCGGACCAATGAAAAAGCCTAACTCAGCAGGGACAATTTTCCTTGAAGGGAAAAAAGAGATGAGAGCAAGAGGATTGGCCTCGCCCGATGCTGCTGATGCGCTCGCGGTGACATTCGCCTTTCCGGTTGCTCATAGAGAAGAAAGAATTGCCCAGCGTCGGTATACCACGGCAGGCGCAGGCGCATCATCTGGTTCGTGGATGGGTTCCTAGGAGTACTATAATGGGCAATACTAAACCAATCGGCGTCGCATATAGCGACCAAGACCTTGTCGGTTCGGACACGGTCTACGTTAACCAAATTCTCGGCTACACGACCGCAGCTCAAGGTTCTGTTACGCAGTTGACCAGCAAGTCAACGGCAGTGACGCTGAACAAGTCGGCTGGTCAGATCACGATGAACAACGCATCGCTGGCAACTGCTACCAACGCGACGTTCACGCTGAACAACAGCTTTATTAGCAATAACGACACAGTTATCTTGACGATTGCTGGTGGTCAAACGACCCCAGGTTCATACAACGTGTTTGCTAACGCTTTGGGCGCAGGCACGGTCAGCATCACGCTCCGTAACATTTCGGGCGGCACGCTGTCAGAAGCCATCGTCATTAACTTCGCTATCATTCACTGTCAGTAACATGCCGCTGAAAAAATCCAAGAGCGCCAAGGCGTTTAAAGAGAATATCAAGGCAGAAGTGAAAGCGGGCAAACCCGTGAAACAGGCGGTCGCTATCGCCTATTCGGTGAAAAGGAAAGCAAAATGAAAATGCCTATGAAAATGAACTCTATGTCTAATGTTAAGAGCCATCCAGCATCTAAGGCTCCGTCAAATGCAGGCGGTCATATGCGTGACAAGCCTACCAACCCTATCAAGGTTGACATGGGCAAACTTGGCGGGAAGAAGTGCTAACATGGCTGTCCTTAAAGCGAAGGCCGTCAATAAGCTAGCCAAGTCCGAGTTCGGCATGCCAAAGGAACGCAAGTATCCTATGCCGGACAAAGCCCATGCAGCAAATGCCAAGGCTCGCGCAACGCAGATGGTGAAGGCTGGTAAACTCAGCCCATCCACCAAAGCGAAGATCGATGCCAAAGCAAACAAGATGTTGAAGAAATGACAGATAATTCAGGTATCTCTGCGGCTGGACGGGTATCAAATGGCGGCTCAGAAGAGTCTGACATTATGAGCACAATGCGCTTTCGCCTTAACATGGCGATTAGTGCATATTCAGAAAGCCGTGAAGACGAACTGGATGATTTGCGGTTCTTCGCAGGGTCGCCGGACAATCAGTGGCAATGGCCTGCTGACGTGTTGGCAACCCGTGGGTCAGTGCAAGGGCAGACAATCAATGCCCGCCCTTGCCTCACCATCAACAAGCTGCCGCAACACGTCCGTCAGGTTACCAATGACCAACGGCAGAACCGCCCGTCGGGTAAGGTTATCCCCGCAGACGACCGCGCAGACCCCAAGGTCGCGGAAATCTTCGACGGCATGGTACGCCACATTGAGTACGCATCCGACGCTGATGTGGCCTACGACACGGCGTCTGAAAACCAAGTAACGTATGGCGAAGGTTATATCCGCCTTGTTACTGAGTTTACTGGCGACGACACGTTTGATCAGGACATTCGCATCAAGCGCGTTCGTAACTCGTTCAGCGTGTATATGGATCCCACCATCCAAGATCCATGCGGTGCGGATGCTGAGTATTGCTTTGTTACAGAAGACCTAACCAAAGACGAGTATGAGCGCCAGTTTCCTGACGCAAGTCCTATGTCGTCTATTCAGGTGCAGGGCGTAGGCGACGACTCGCTGACAAACTGGGTCAATGAAGATGTTGTCCGCATCGCTGAGTATTTTTACGCGGTGTACCACCCGTCCAAGCTTAATTTGTACCCCGGCAACCAAACTTTTGAAGCCGGAAGCCCTGAAGACAAGCATATGAAATCGATGGGCGTAAAGCCTATCCGCAGCCGCGACGTTCAAGTCCGCAAAATTAAGTGGATGAAGACAAACGGTTACGAAGTGCTTGAGGAAAGCGACTGGGCAGGCAAAGATATCCCCGTCATTCGTGTTGTAGGTAACGAATTTCAGGTTGACGGGCGCGTATTTGTGTCTGGCATTGTTCGTAATGCCAAAGACGCCCAGCGTATGTACAATTATTGGGTATCTCAAGAGACCGAAATGCTCGCCTTGGCCCCAAAAGCGCCATTTATTGGATATGGCGGTCAATTTGAGGGCTATGAAAACCAATGGAAGACCGCAAACACCAATAATTGGCCTTATTTGGAGGTCAATCCTGACGTTACAGACGGTCAGGGCGGCGTATTGCCCCTTCCGCAGCGTTCTATGCCTCCAATGGCTCAAACTGGCCTAATTCAAGCCAAAATGGGCGCTTCTGACGACATTAAATCGACCACTGGGCAGTATGATAGCAGCCTCGGCGCAACGTCGAACGAGCGTTCCGGCCGCGCCATCTTGGCCCGTGAAAAACAAGGTGACACGGGGACGTACCATTATGTGGACAATTTAGCCCGCGCTATCCGGTATATGACCCGTCAGATTGTCGATTTGATCCCTAAAATCTATGACACCCAACGTATCGCTCGCATCATCAACATGGACGGCGAAACGAGCATGGTGAAGATCGACCCAACACAGCCGCAGGCTGTAAAGTCGATCCGCGATCAAAACAACATTGAGATTGAAAAGATCTATAACCCAGCAGTGGGTAAATACGACGTTGTGGTTACGACCGGCCCAAGCTATATGACCAAGCGCCAAGAGGCACTTGAGGGTATGCAACAGCTTCTGCAAGCCAACCCACAACTTTGGCAAGTGGCTGGTGATTTGTTTGTCAAGCACATGGATTGGCCGGGCGCTGACGAAATGGCTAAACGTATCTCCAAGACCATTGATCCTAAGCTGATGGAAGATAGCGACAAGTCGCCAGCTCTTCAGGCAGCAGAGCAAAAGATGCAGGCTATGGGCCAAGAGATGGACCAGATGCATCAAATGCTGCAAAACGTTAGCAAATCGGTCGAAATGCAGACGCTTGAGGTCAAGGAATTTGAAGCTCAAATCAAGGCCTATGACGCTGAAACAAAGCGCATCAGCGCGGTTCAAGCGTCCATGTCGCCAGAGCAGATCCAAGACATCGTGCTTGGCACTGTTCACGGCATGATTACAAGCGGCGATCTGGTGGCTGAAATGCCCGGCCAGCAATTGCCGGGTGAAGACATGGGCGAAATGCAACAGACTATGCCTCAACAAGGCGTAATGCCACCACAAGGGATGCCACCGCAATGAAAGCGTCTGATTTTGTAGGAATGCTGTTCTTGGCTCGCGATGTGACCCATTCGGTTCACTTGAACACGCGCAGCTATGCAAAACACAAAGCTCTTCAGACTTTTTACGAAGAGATCATCGACGCGGCGGATGAATTTGCCGAAGCATACAATGGCCGTCATGGCCTGTTGGGCGGCATTTCTTTGCAGTCGCATAACCAGACGGCCAATGTGGTTGACTTTTTGCAGGGTCAATTGGACACAATCGATGCCAAACGGTATGACATTGTGGACCGCAAAGACACCGCACTTCAGCAGTTGATCGACAACATTGTCGAGCTTTACTTGACTACGCTCTACAAACTCAAATTCCTATCGTGAGGCTACAATGTCAAATTATTCCTATATCTCAGCAACTTCT